ATCTACCCAGGTTGCTGGCTTAATACTGCTATCATGCTTGTATATTGCCTTAGTCTCTGCAATATCAGCTTTAGCATTGATCTCTTCTAGTTTAATTTGAGATCCTAGCTTCATCTGCTCCATCTGACGGTCAATGATAGCTAACTCGTGTGCTCTATCAGCCCTCTCCTGGAAAAAATCAATCAGCTTAGGCAGCATGGAGCTACCAAATCCTAATAAACTGCCTAAAATGGTTAACATATTACACTCCTTCTTCTGTCAAAGCGGTCCAGCTATACGGAAACTTATCCATCATAATCTCATCCCACATCCACGCCAGATCTTGAATCTCTTTCTGAGCATCCGCCTTAGATCTTAGGTTAAATGCTCTAGCCCAAGCGTACAAAGAACCAGTCACATAATACTCAGTGTAGGTAGACTGTGGTAAAACCATACGAGCCTGCTCTGGACAGACACCTCTGAGAATCATCTGATTATAAACCCTCATACAAGTGCTAGTAACTTCATCATAGATGTTTGGTTTATATTGATCAGCTACCCCGTGAAAGAAGTGATCCTGTTTAACATTAGGATCATTTAAATCAATTGTCTCGTCTGAAGAGCCTTGCTTTTTATTTTCGGCTCTCTTACGCCATGCCTCTGGCTCAAAGAACTCTGGCTTATCATCAACGTAGCGACGACTAACCTCATTATATGTAAAACCAATAACGTGTTTAAACCTTTGACGGGCAACAAACATTGGTACTTTCTCTCGCATAGTCACCATGCAATGTGTGAATGGTGTGAAGTGATTATGTGATGCAAGATACCTAATTAATTTCTGATCTCGTTCCTCAAGCTTAGGGAATCCCTCACTGTAGTTGTAGGTAGATTCTTTGTTGAAACTAACTCTTGCTGCATTTGCAACGGTCAAGTCTGTCCCCATTGCGTCGATCAGTGTTACTTTCATTAGAACTCTCCAAGTATATTATAGCTCTTTGTATGGTTTTAATGTTGTCGTTGAAGGAACCCAACGCCCTGTTACATTTGTGGCACAGCCAGCCTCGAAAGCTTTTTGTTTCGTGACAATGATCGAGTACCCAGGAGCCGTTGTGTTGCTTGACTTCTTCAGCACCCCTATGGCATATAGGGCATTCGTAATCTTCCCCCGGCATACCATGAATATCTCTGAGATCGTTCGCAATTTTCTGCTGCTCCCTATCACATTGTCGGCAGGAGGATCGTAAGTAGTTACCACCACTAGCCGTAGTGTAAGCAGAGAACGGTAAGTGCCTATCACATTTAGCGCAGACCTTACCTTCCCCTTCCCATTTAAACTCTTCAGCGTTGAATAAACTTAGCTGCTCGTCGCTGATAATTGAAGTATTCATGGTTATAGCCTCGCTCCCATTCACGATATCTATCTGAGTGAGGCCGGAAGGGATTGGCCTCGTTACTTCTAAATCCCTTCCGTCCCGCTGCAAAGATATCCCGCATAGGAAATGGGTATCGTCTAGGAGCCACAAGAGCCTCCTGTTTGAGAGATATCGCAAATGTCGTGTGTTTCAACGTGTTCTTCAAATTCAGTCCCCAGCTTATCTACAGCTTCACTGTAAGGTACGACTGATAGAGGTTGCCCGCCTCTAGCGCCATCAGGGTAGCAAGTAAAGCCACGGAGTCGGTGGGCATACTTAGCCAAGGTATTAGCAAAGTTCTCAACTGTATCTTCATTGTTTAACTTTGACCCCCATTGAGGTAGGTTAATTGTTGAACTGATGGACATATCAACATAGTCCTGCACATCAGCCTGGAACATCATACGCCGCTCGTAATCTTCTGCAAGATCCAATGCGCTTTCAATACTTTCTGGATCAACGCCGTAGATGTCAATCAATTCTTGTGCTGCGCTATCAACAACATACTGATACTTCCATCGAGTACCTTGTGTGAGATAACGTCGCTTATAAGCTACAGCAAAGAGAGGCTCAACGCCAGTAGTAGTCCCAGCGAGAATGCCAATCGAACCAGTAGGTGCAATAGCACGATTAGCGACTGGCCTTGATACAGATAACTCATCTGCAAATTCCTTAGATACTTTATCGGACATACCTTTATAGACCGCTAACCAACGGTGTAACTCAGGTGTGACTTCATATTTAGAGTTGCGCTTGATAAGCCATTCATGCATACCCATCAAGCCCAACCCCAGACGACGGTTCTTTTCTCTAGTCTCATATACTTTAGCGTAAGGTAGGTGCGCTCGTAATGTACCACAGATTAAGAATTTAGTGGCAAGCTCTACGATGTCAGCAAATTCGGATACCGACTCAATGCGGCCCATGTTAATGCTGCCCAAGTTGCAGACATCACTGTCATCAGCAGAGACAACTTCAGTGCAAGCGTTGCGTAGTGTATCATTTTCATCCTCCATAAAGTTAAAGGAGAACCCAGGCTCCGCAGTTCGTAGTGCCTGTTTGATGTTGTTAATGAACACACTGCCTACTTCGCCGGTCTCCCAATATTGCAGCAACCAATCAGTGTCATAGTTAACACTAATGTTGGTCATATCCAAAGGTGCAGGGAAGTTAAAATCCTGCTCCTTGATTTGTTTTAAGGTGAGGCCCGTATTACCAACGGGCATTGTGTCCCAATCTTTGGCTTTCAAAAAGGCATCAACATCACCGTGTTGCCAATTTAAAGAGGCATAGATTGCAGAACGACGAGAACCACCCTGCATAACTCGTCGCCCAATCTCGTTAATCATTTGCATTTTGGGAATAGGTCCACTGGCAGTTCCACCAGTTCCGTTTAAGACCCGTCCTGATTGTCGGTATACACTGTAGTCAATGCCGATACCACCACCTGTCATCAGGCAGGACTCGGACTTCCAGCTAAGGTTAGCCCAATCTTGTCGGGTATCTTCTTCAGCTTTCAAAAGGAAACAGTTATTGTAAAAACGGTTCTTACGACCGGCGTAATAAAGGTAACGTCCACCAGGAACAAACTTTAGATCCGTGATATACACCTTCAACTGATATAGTTCATCATCAGTCAGGAGCTTTTCTTCACCATCTCGAAGATCACCACACACATCGTCTACTAGCACATGAGCTAGTTGCTCCCAGTCATCACAGCCTGGATGAGCGTACTTTAAATTAAAAATGTCCTCACTAAACTTTGAACGGAACATTGGATTCTTATTTGATTTGAAACTACTCATCTATTTTTACACCAATCACAGTAATAAGCGCACCATCAATACAATTCTCAATGGCTTCTATAATTAATTCTTCTGCTTCTGAAGCAGCGCCGTGAACGCCATCAGCAGGAATCCACGACGCATCCTCATCAACAGTAATATCAAGACGAACTTTAAGACGCATCAAAAGACTCGGCCCTTGAAGAAGTTTGTCGTCGCCGCTTGGACCTTCTTGTTGGTCTCCTCGTACAAACGTCGTTTGGCGTCTGCAAGATTCTGATAGGCAACTTGATACTGCTCAGTAGCCATCTCATAGTTGGCCTTGGCAGCTTCGTAATCCGCATATTTAATGCTGTTGAGTTTAGCGGTCTTATCTGCAATCTCTTTCTCAAGATCTTTTACAATATCGTCATTCTGTTCCATATCTAAAAATTCCTTCCGTAATTAATTCTGCACCAATCGCAGTATACCCTGCTTTATCAACCCAGCTATCTTCATGTGCTGGCGTTTTCAACAGGCGACAAGTCTTAACCCAATCCATTGCGAGAGCTACTTCATGCATCTCAACATCACGGCCAAAGATAACAGACCAACCTCTAGCGATATCAGAGAAGTTCCTATGAGGTGGCCCGTATTCGTTGTTTCTATCGTTTGAAATAAGTTCTGCTGCTTCGTTTAATAGTCTAACCTTATCAACCATTAATGCCTCGTATTTAAATCTGGAAAGGGTATTACATTTTCACCATCTTCAAGTTCAACCTTGATATCCTGATCGACGGTAAAGTCAGGATCTAGGTTAGCAAATCTTTGCAGGGCTTCTTCAATTGCTACACCAAGCTCATTGATAATCAAACCCATCCCATCATATTCTTTTGTTCCTCGTAAGTTCTCTGAAACATAATCAGCGACCTCAACTTGTAAGGTCTGTGTCTCGGAATCTAAGTGAACGAATATAGCAAAGGTATTATCAGGTATCAAAACTTTTGTAGCTAACTCAAATTCTCTTTCATCGTCCACGTTTTTTTCTCCGTGTTTTAATCCATGTATCTGGTATTAGTTTATCTGCATACTGAAAGTCATTTTTTTCACACCACATTGCGTAGGTAGTTTTGCTACCCTTACGAATCTTGGCATTTGAATTGCTAAACACAAAGCGGATGTCTAGGTCAGGCCACTGATCTTTAATCCAGAGGTGCTTCTGCCTATCATCCAGAGAAAAAATCCCCTTGGTTTCAACAACAATACCATTAGGCAAAACGAAATCAGGGGTGTAGGTCCGGCGTTTCTCAGGTTGAATGTAAGGTATCTTTGATGTCTCATAACAGTCCACGATACCGTGCTCTGCCAATTGAATCGCTACCTTATCTTCAAGACCGGACCTGAACCCCTTGGCTCTAGCTAGAGATCTAGCTGACCTCCGCTTCGTTTTCCTCTTTGTAGAAGGTGTAGTATTGGTAGGCATCTTTAGCCTTTGACTTTGCTTTTTTACGATACTCTAAATCTGGCCAGCAGGTAAATCTGTAATCACAGAATGTGCAAGTGCCAGATAGCTTGCGATTGCCAGTAGGTTTCTTATACCAAGTCTCTTCTTCGTCAGTAAACTCGCGTTTGAAGTTATCGTTATCAGCAGCCTTGTATCGTTTGACTGTATCAATGATCTTTTGTTGATACTCTGTCTCGTCAGCAGGGTCTGCCGCACAGACTTTCATCTC